TTATCATATCAAAAACGCTATTGAATGGAAAAAATTTCAAAGTGGGTTTTAATAATGAATTATGGAAAATTTTACAAGGAAGTATCCTTCAATACCCAAGCAGTTAATGTAGTAAGGAAAGCAATATCACAAAATTTAGAATTTACTAAAGGAGAATTACACAGTAGTCATAGATCAACAAGAAGTTCTGAAGTAGCATGGTTGAGAGATATGCATCTCTTATCTATGCTTATGCGTATGTCTAAACAAATCAATAGATCTGCTAACTGGAACGTGAATCTTTCAGGTATAGAACCAGTGCAATTTGGTATCTATGGAGAGGGAGATTTTTACGATTGGCATGTAGATCAACATCCAAAACCTGTTGGAGGTATGGTAAGAAAGATTAGTATGTCACTTTTTCTTAATGATGATTTTGAAGGAGGGGAGTTTGATTTGGAGATATATAGACCAGATGCAGATCCAAGGTATAAAACTTTTAAGTTAAAACCTTGGTCTGCTATTTTTTTCCAGAGTGACCAATGGCATAGGGTTCGCCCTATCACCTCTGGACTTCGTAAATCAATTGTAGCATGGTTTTATGGACCTCCTTATTCGTAAGAAGAATGAAGTTTATTTGAAAGTTGAAGCGGAGCCTCATCTCCATAAAGAGGCAGCAGACTTTTTTACCTTTGAAATTCCCTCTGCAAAGTATATGCAGAAGACGAGAAGATATAGAGGTTGGGATGGTAAGGTACGGTTATACTCACCTGCTACTGGGGAGATCTATTGCGGTTTAGTAGATTATCTAACTGACTGGGCAACGGAAAAGGGATATCATTATCAGTTCGAGGAATCTCAATACTTTGGACATCCCAAGGAAGAGAACTCTCTGGTAACACCTCAGTCTGTAGTTGGATTTGTTCAAGCACTGGGTCTGCCTTCGGGACTGAAGGTTCGTGATTACCAATACGCAGCAATATACGAGTGCCTAAAATACAACAGAAGACTCCTATTGTCGCCAACTGCAAGCGGGAAATCATTAATGATTTATGCATTGGTTCGGTTCCATGTAAATGTTAAGAGGAATGTACTTATTATAGTACCAACTACGTCTCTTGTCGAACAAATGTATAAAGATTTTACAGAGTATGGTTGGAACACTGAGTTTCACTGTCATAAAATCTATGCTGGTGCAGAAAAATATGTACAACATGATGTAGTTATATCAACTTGGCAGTCTTTATATAAAGAACCACGAAAGTTTTTTGATAGATTTGATGTTGTGATTGGTGATGAAGCACATTTGTTTAAAGCAAAGTCATTGACTGCACTAATGTCTAAGTTGCATAGTTGTAAATATCGTATTGGATTTACTGGTACATTAGATGGTTCGGATACTAATCAATTGGTATTAGAAGGTGTGTTTGGTAGATGTTCAAAGGTTACTAAGACATCTGATCTAATGGCAAAGGGACATGTTTCCAAACTTAAAGTGAAGATACTTCTATTAAAGCATGAAGAAAAAATCTTTGAGGGGTACCAAGATGAAATGGATTACCTTTGTGAACATGAACAACGTAATAAATTTATCCGCAATTTAGCGTGTGACCTTAAGGGAAACACGCTGGTACTATTCAACTACGTGGAGAAGCACGGTATCCCTCTGTATGAAATGATAAATACTTATACTGATAGACCAGTACATTTAGTTTATGGAGGAGTTGATGTTGATGATCGTGAAGAGATCAGGAGGTTAGTTGAAAATGAGACTCCTGAAAACAATGGCATTATTGTCGCCTCTTATGGGACTTTTAGTACTGGTGTTAACATTAAAAGGTTGCATAACCTTATATTCGCCTCTCCAAGTAAGTCAAGAGTCAGAAACCTGCAATCTATTGGGAGGGTACTTCGACAATCTAGGGGAAAAACTATAGCAACATTATATGATATTGCAGATGACATCTCAACAGATCGTGGAAATAATTACACATTGAATCATTTAATGGAGAGAGTTAAAATCTACAATCAAGAAAACTTTAATTATGAACTCATAGATGTTAAATTAAAATCTAATGATTAGTTACGCAAAACACGAAGAAGAATTTTACGGAGTTTTCAAACTCGTCAGTGGAGAAGAGGTACTAGGTAAAGCAGTACTTACAGAAGATAATGGAGAAACTCTTTCCTTTATTCAAGATCCTGTTTGTACGTTAGTAGTTAATAAAGAAACGGATGATGGTCGCCAAGTTCGTGGGGTTGGATTTGCTAAGTGGATGCAATTTTCTGATGAGGATTTTTATATCCTAAGAGAAAAGGATGTTCTAACAGTTTCATCAATGAGTAAAGAAGTTTCGTTTATGTATGAAGCATTTGTACAAAGTGAGAACAACGGTAAACCACCAAAAAAGGACCGTTCAAAAATTGATCCCGAACCCCAGATGGGTTACCTAGGAAAAATTGATGAAGCAAGAAATTTATTTGAAAAGTTATTTAAGACTTAGTTTGTTGCCCTGAACCCTTACACGGTTAGTGTACATCAAATTGACAAACGTGTCAAGCCCTGATATAATGTGTATAAAGCAACAAGAAACCAAACGTAATGAAAAAGATAAAAAAACAAAAACAACATTATGTTGACAACCAAGAGTTTCTTGCTGCCATCATTACGTATAAAGAAAAAGTATATATTGCTGCTGTTAAAGAGATTGATGGTCTTGCTGACATGGAACCCGATGAACAGTTTGCTACTTTAAAGAGTTGGAAAAGTAAAAGTAAACCTAGAGTAGGAAATTATATTGGAAGTTGTTTTTTAAAGATAGCAACACACTTGTCGTATAGACCGAACTTCATCAACTACATGTATAAGGATGATATGGTTTGTGATGGTATAGAAAATTGTATACAATATATTGACAACTTTAATCCTGCTAAGTCTAAGAACCCATTTGCTTATTTTACACAGATAGTTTACTATGCATTCTTAAGACGTATTGCTAAAGAGAAACGTCAGTTGGATATTAAAGATAAAATTTTAGAGAAGTCAGGTTACGATCACGTGTTTACAGTTGACGGAGAAGGTGGAGCAGACTATAATCAAATTAAGAATCGTGTTGAAATGAATGCAAAACGTTAATTATGTTTCCCGCTGTTATCTTCGATGACTTTTTTGAAAATCCAGACCTTGTAGTTGACCTAGCAAACACATTAGATTATGAAATGGGTGACGGTGCCTGGCCAGGAATAAGAACTGAAGAACTTGGTAAGATTAAAGGATTAAAACCTTTTGCAGATTCTGTTACCGATAAAATTCTTAGGATGTTTTATCCAGATAAACAATTTGGTTATTATGCTAAGTTAGTTTTTCAAAAAGTTGAAGGGTTCCATGAAGATCAGTTCCATGTAAAAAATCGTGGATGGATTCATAAAGATAGTGGTCGTGCTATAGGTGGAATTATATACTTGGATAAAGATCCAGAAGAAGAAACTGGAACTTCGTTGTATAAAAATAAACAATTAATGTTTCCACATTCACATGAAGAGGATTCTTGTAAGAGAAGGTGGTATACTGGTAAGGATGTTTCTGATGAGGAGTATCATAATTTATTTTATTCAAACCCTACTCACTTTGAAGAAACAGTAAAGGTAAAGAATGTGTATAATAGATTATTCATGTTTAACGGAAATGAATATCACGGCGTTCAAACTTATGGATCTCATGATCGAACTAGATTGACTCTAGCCTTTTTTATCACTTATGTAAACCATAACACTTATCCTTTCCCAACACTTAGAGAATGAAAATCTTATTAATAACAGATCAACACTTCGGTGTGCGTAATGATAATCAAAATTTTATTGATCATTACAGAAAGTTTTATGACGAGGTTGTAATCCCTTTTGTGGATGCAAACAAAATTGATACTATTATTAATCTAGGTGATACGTTTGATAAACGTAGATCTATTAATTTTATGTCTTTGGAAGCAGCAAAGGAGATGTGGTTTGATCCTCTTAAAGAGAGGAATGTTAAAATGCATATGCTCATAGGTAATCATGACATCTATTATAAAAACACTTTAAGAGTTAATGCTCCAAATGAATTACTTGGAGAATACGAAAACATAACTGCCTATACAGAACCTACTACAGTTATTTTTGATGGTCTTCCTATACTCATGCTACCTTGGATATGTGATGAGAATTACGATGAATCTCTACGAGCTGTTACTGAAAGTTCTGCTGATATCTGTATGGGTCATTTGGAACTTAATGGTTTTGAAGCACATCCTGGACATGTGATGAAAAGTGGTATGGATATTAAACATTTCTCTAGATTTAAAAAAGTGTTTAGTGGACATTATCATATGAAATCTACTAAGAAAAATGTTACATATCTTGGTAACCCCTATCAACTGTATTGGAATGATTACGGCACTAAAAGAGGTTTTCATGTCTTTAATACAGACACTCTACGAACTACTTTTCATAGGAATCCCTTTGACACTTTTCATAAGTTGTATTATAATGGTGGAGTTGTATTACCGAATGAAGAAGAAGTCAAAGGAACCTTCGTCAAACTCATCGTAGAAGACAAAGGAGACTATTCAAAATTTGACTATGTTGTCACTCAACTTCAAAACATGGGTCTTGGTGATTTAAAAATCATTGAAGACTTAAGTATAGAAACAGAAAATAGTTCTGTACTGGAAACCGAAGATACAATGTCCCTTCTTGATAACTACATAGATGGAATAGATCTTAAAGTTAACAAGTCGAACATTAAAAATGTTATGAGGTCATTGTATATGGAGGCATCAGAAATCTAATGTTTGTTTTATCAGACACTAAATCGGGCGGCA